TTTTTATGTGTAATGAAGGATTTTGATGAATGATGATTCACTTGTATCTTTGAGTATGGGATTAGAAGAGTTATTGATAGCTATACTGAAGACATCCTTTCCGAAGGGTGAGTTAAAGCGTGAGATGTTTGCGATGCACAACAGCTTGTTTGGTGTTAGTAAGATCATTAGTAAAGTAGAAAATGTAAACACGATGTGTGGTAGTTGCATTATGAGAGTAAGGAGTAATCTATTTAAATATTACCACCACGAGTATGAGCCGAAGTTCGATTCTTTGGTTTTTCAAGATAGATATATTTTAGATAAACAACCAGCATATGGCCTCAAGAAGAAATAAGGAAGGAGTGGTAGTTAAGGGGATGGGTTCTGGTATCACAGCTATGCAGGAGGAATTTCTAAATAAGATACGTGAGGAAGGGATTAATAACCAAGGCAAGATTGCAAAGGAACTAAACTACACTAGTTATTACCGCGACAAGTCAAACTACGGTACAGCATTTCATTTGGCACTGAGGGACGTTGTAAGGCTCTCTGAGGAGAGAATAGAAGTAGCTAAGGGTAGTAACCTAGATCTACTTGTAAAGATGCGTGACGAGGCTTTTATTAATGGGGACAATAAAACGGCAATGGAGACCATTAAGATTATAAATGATATGCAGGGATATAAGGCCCCTGTAAAAATCCAACAAACCAAGATTGATGTTAAGGCTACGATTGACCTTACCAAACAACCCGAAGACGATAGTGATCAATACATAGATGTAGACTATGGAGATTAACTTATATAATCCATCTCAACCGCAAAAAGACTTCTTGAAGGTCATACATAATGACAAGCCATTTGTTACGCTAATTGTGGCAGGAAGGCAAACAGGTAAGACCTTTATGATGATGAACGATGCTGTTATGCGTGGTTTAAATAAACCTAGAACAAGGATGTTTTGGGTAAGTCCTATTCAGGACCAGGCAAATAAGGTTATGAAAGATGTAGAGGCTGCATTTATAAACCATCAAGATTTGTTTCAGCAACTTGTCAAGAGATTTGACAGGAAGAATAATGAGATGTATTTCCATAATGGGAGTTTTGTTAAATTTAGGTCCGCGGACTCTGGAGACAATTTACGTGGCGCGACTTTAGATTTTATATATATTGACGAAGCGGCCTTTATGAAGATTGACTTTATTAATGAAGTTTTGCTTCCTATGGTAACTAGAACTAGCGGTAGGGTTGTAATGTCTAGCACCTTTAATGGTAAGAACTGGTACTGGGAATGGTATCAACGTGGTATACTTAAAGAAAACAAAAAAGATATTATATCTATAAAGAGAACGTATTTAGACTTAGATGATCCAAATGTGTTAAAGACAGTGTTGGGGATTAGGAAAAATATGACAAAGTCTCAATTTGACCAGGAGTTTCTTTGTCGACCCATAAGTGCTGATGCGCTATTTTCAAATATTGAGGATTCTGTGTACAAGAAAGATCTTGAGGAATACGAGAGAATATATATCGGAATGGATATTGGTGTTGCGCAAGACTGGACAGTCCTAACAGCTATGAATGAAAGGTATGAAGTTATTGACATAGATAGGTTTCATTACAAGAGTGACGGACTAACATCAGTAACTTTCAAAAAGAGGATAATAGATTTCTATTTTAAGCACGATCAAAAGCTTGCCGCTGCATATTTTGAATTAAATAATAATGATTTGTTATTTGAAGAAATTACTGACGATGACGAAGTGTATAAGATTATACCTTTTCACACAACGGCTCAGTCTAAGCCTGAGATCATAAAAACACTTATAAAGTTATTTGAGGATAAGGTAATTAAGATTCCTGATAACGATGAGCTTGTAAAGGAATTGTATGATTTTAAAAGTAAGCGTAATCCAATAACTGGGAACTTGCAATTTTCAAATACAGAAGGCAAACACGATGATATGGTTATGAGTTTAGCTATTTGTGCTTATTGCGCAAAAGAAGAGCAAGATGGAGGCGTAACAATGTTTTTATGAGATTTAAGACTCACCTAGAACTTAGGGAGGCTAGTGATGAGGGTCGCTACGATGAGTACATTGAGAAATCAAGTTTGAAGACAAGACTTGAGATTATGGACTCAAGGAAAGATGTATATCCGTTAAGTAAGAGTCCAGAACCTGACAGGGTTAAAAAGATGGGTGATAAGTATAACCTATACACCAATATTTTAAATATGAATTTAGGTCAGTTTATTCTACTTGAATCGCAACTTAAATCTGAAAACACAAGAGATGATATTGTGGCAGCATTAATTATACGACCAAAAACCGAAAAGGACTATAGCAATGACAATCCTGAAGAGGAAGAAAGAATATTAAATGAAATTTTAGAGGAAGATGTACGAGATATAAATTCTGTAATATCATCAATGATGTTCAATAGAGATTTTGTACTTTTCACCAAGTTTAGTGGAGTGCTATATAGTAAGGTTGAAAAATCAGAAGAAGAGGAAGAAGAGCAAGAGGATGAAGATAAAGACAATGGGCTTATAGATGATGAGACATTTAATAATCAGTGGTTTTGGTATAAGATAGTTAGACAACTTGCTCAGGAAGATATAAGGCGTTTTAATGAAATTTATGAGATAAAGATGAGTGTTGCTATGGTAGAATTATCTTTCCTGTCTCAGAAATTGATTTTAGATAATGCTAGAGCGCGAGCTGAAGAATCTCGTCAGCGAGCATCTATTAGACGTTAATTTGTAAATTAAAAAAACAGAGTATGAACAATTTGCTTCAACTTTATGATTCTACATCAGCATTTGCTGAGCGCCACCGTATGATTTCGGAGTTTGGCGTATTAGGGTCAGAAGAAGAAATTGGTAGCGTTGATTTTAAGTATCGAAGTATGCAACTAGTTGTTTCTAGTTCTAACATATCTCGTGAGCTAAACAGCCCCACTTTACGACTTAACTTCTCCCTTATCATTATGGATAAGACAATTGCTGATGATTCTAGGGCAAGGCTTGTCTCTACAGAAGAGAACATCTTTGTTATCGGTCAGTATCAAGACTATCTACTTCAGAAAGATAACGATGTAGAGTTTGAAGACATTGAGGTGGTAAGCATTAACGATTCAGACGATTATGTGATTACAGTAGCCTATTGCGACTTTGGAGTAAACTTTTCTCGTAAAGGATATAATAATTCAATTGCACATCCAGTAGCTCCAATTCTAAACGGATTACCAACCTTTACAGGTACAGTAGAAGTCGGAGAAACACTTACGGCTACAGCAACAACTCTAAAGTATGGTATACCAATTCCACAAACCACTTGGCAGTGGCAGTCGAGTCAAAATGGACTCGATCCTTGGGTTGATATTAGTGTAGGAACAAGTTCTACTTATACTATTGTTTCTCAGGATAGTGGAAGGTATTTAAGAGTAATACAGACAGAAACAAACACAGAGGGTACAGACACAGCTACAAGTATGTCTACAGGACCAGTTGCTCCTTAAAAATATAAATTATGGCACGTAAAAAAAAACCATCAAGCCCACAAACACCTAAAGCCGAAAAGGTAGTTTCTGAACCAAAGGTAAAGAAAGCCCCAGTTAAGAAAGTTGTAGTTAAAAAGCAAGTAGTTAAGAAAGAGGTAGTTAAGAAATATCGTTGCATTGAATGTGGTGGCGATGTAGAAAATAAAAGATGTAAGCGTTGCGGTGGATCACTAGTGCGTGAATTATGACAGAGAAAGAGCAGCATCAGCAAATAGAAAAGTTAAGGCAATTAGTTATTAAAGAATTAAAAGTTGGAACTGTAAAAAAGCGTATGATTGCTACTTTAAAAAATAAAAATCAATATGCTTCAGGTAACTTACAGAATATTATAGAAAAGATGAGTTTTGATAAATCAGTAAAAATTACCAATACAAAATTTGAACCTGGACTTATTCTTTACAAAGCAACTGTTGAGTTTAGGTTTAACTTTCAACAAACGGGTAAAGAAGGACGACAAGGCACATATGCAAAGTTTCTTGATGAAGTACCTTATAGTGACATCCCACACAAAAGCAAAAGAAAAGGTATAGATGCTCTTGTTGAATGGATAATGGGAAAAAAATCAAATTGGAAAACTCAAATAGATACATCAGATCCAGAAAAAGTTAAAAGAGTTGCACACGCAATATTTAGATCTCAAAAAAACAATGGTCGTTTAGAAAATAGAAGTAGATTCATAACATTTACAAGAAGTAATATAACTTCATCTATAAACAGAGCAACTAAAAGCTTTGTAGATTATTTGAGCGATAAACTGTATTCAGGCATTAAAAGTCAAATATTTTATAGGTAATGGCTTCAAACACTTCAAAACTAGCCCAAGAGGTATTAGATTATTCAAAACAGATTGCGAAACTACGTATAGAGTTAGCAAAGCTGAAGAAAGGAACTGTTGAGTATGAATTAGCAGAAAGGAAACTCATACAGACAGAGAAGAGTGCTAAGACAGCAAAAGAAAATCTTATAGCCTCTACAAATAAGCTAAACGCTACAAATAAGAGACATAAGAAATCTATTGATGATTCTAGGGGTGCGTTAACTAAATACAATGCAACTACAAAAAACACTACTAGCGGTCTAGCTAGTATGACAAGTAGTTTCTTAAAGACTATTGTAACAGTAGGGAAGTTCTTCTTAGCATACCAAGCTTTAAATCTTGTAATTTCTGCATTTAGAGAACTGGTTATCGGCTCAGTTAAAACTTTTGTTCAGTTTGAAGATACTCTTGGTAAGGTTCAAGCAGTAACAAGTTCCACTGCTGAAGATATGAATAACATATCTCAAGCTATTAAAACAACTGCCGTTGAGACTAGATTTACAGCTACAGAGATTGCAGACCTTGCTGTCTCTCTTGGTAAGCTTGGAGCTACATCAGAAGAGATTCCAGATTTACTTCGTCCAATTGCCACCGCAGCACAGGCTGTTGGAGGGGATATTGCTGTTGTTGGTGAGGCAATTTTAAAAACCAATAATCAATTTGGAATAGCTTCAAATGATACAGTCGTTACTGCCGCTATTTTTGCAGATGCTATTAATACAAGTGCGCTTTCATTAAGTTCTCTTGGTACTGCATTACAATATGTTGGTCCACTTGCATCTCAAGTAGGTCTTACATTAGCCGATACATCGGCATTTATGAAGGTACTTGCTGATAATGGATTCACAGCATCAAAGATTGGTACTGGCTTACGTAATATATTCATAAAAATAAAGGAGTCAGGCAAGCCTTTAATAGAGACTCTTGAAGAATTAGCAGATAAAAATATATCACTAGCAGAATCTGTAGAGCTTGTTGGAATTCGCTCCGCAGGTCAGTTTGCAGTGTTGTTAGATAATATAGAGATACTTAAAGAGTCTGTGTCAGTTACAAATGCGCTTACTCAAGCTCGTGTTGCTGAAGCTGCTCAAATGAAAACTACAGCGGCACAGGCTGATGTATTGAAGGCTGTATATGAAAATCTTCAGTTAACAGTTGGTACAGCAATAGCTGACAATGAAGTTTTATTAAATAGTATTGGTTTATTAGATAAAAACTCAGAAAGTCTTTTGCGTACTCAAATAACTTTAAATCAAGTTTTCTCAAAAACAGATGGTATTGAAAAATATAAGAAGGCACTCGATGACGTTATCAATAAATCAGTAACGCCTGCGACAGCAGCATTTAAATTACTTTCTGAAGCTGGTGTAACCTCCTCTGAAGACCTTCAAGAAGCTTATGAAGACCTTAGTCAAATTTTAGGAATTACTAAACAAGAAGCTGAAGAATTGTTAATTAATATAGCTAATTCAAGTCGTAGTTCAGAAGATTTTAGAAAGTCTATTAAAGCAACCTTGAACGAGCAAGGTGTATCTTTATATAATGCAGGTCTTGCCGCGAGAGATTATGTTGGATCATTTAAAGATCTAAAAAAGGTTTCTAAGGCAATACAAGGCGTAAAAAAAGCAATAGCTGAAGATACTTTTCAAACTGAAAAAGCAACAAATCAACAAATATTAAGAAATGAAGTAAATAAA